CGTTTCTCTTACCTTTATAAATACGGTCGTATTTCTTCTTGCTGATCTCTTCAGTAATAAAAGCGTACTCAGCGTCAGAATACTGCGGACAGATAGAAGACTGATCCATATACACAGCAGCGGGGTTAACAATCCGCTGTATTTTTATGTCTTGGTCAAACCCGTCCGTGTACTCTGTGATAATTCTCCAATAGCCGTACCCACCACGAACAGCGTTCTCGTAGCCAGTATCGTAAGCAGACTCAGCATCACTTACGTTCTCAATGTTACGAATTAGACCTGAAAAAAGTTCAGCAACTTTTGGGTCACCAAGGGAATCAACCGGACGTATTTTTATGCTAGGTCGGTTTTTCCTAGCTTCGCCCGTAATTTGCTTAACCGCACCCGCCACCTTGTTAATAACGATACAGGGTCTTCCAGCACGGTCTTGGAGTTCTTTCTCACTCCACTGGTCACCGTTCTCAAACGCCGTGTCATGCTTGAACAAAGCTCTTTGGTCATGCTCTGCAGCGGCTGAATCGTCCCATCGTTCTCGCGCTTCTTTTATGATCTTTTCGTGCTTCACAATGTCATCCAACTCTGTTGCTGTGGCGGTTTCGGTTTGTTAATCTGCTTCCGTGATGGACCAAATAGTTTCGTTGCGGGGTATTGAAGAGCGTCATGGACATCACAGTACTTATCTTTGTCCTTGCCCGTGATTGTCTCCTTGTATACACCAGACTTGCCTATCTCTGGATACCCATAACCGCCCAGAAAACCTTCAAGAAGCAAAGGACACTCGGTCGGGTCCATAAGAAAACCGTCTCTCCGGTTGAGTCTACTGGCAACAGATTCTCTCCGAACCTTGAATGTCTGAACACCAGGAGAAATAGAAATACCGCAATGTTCTCGGATGTATTGACCAGCGGTTTTTTTGTTTGCGTCCCTTGTAGTGTTTCCGGCAGGGTCGCCAATGTCTTTATAAGTGGTTTCTGTCGGTAGGTTTATCCCGCACCAAATCTTAACTGCTTCAGCAAAATCAACAGCGGCAGCGTCTTCGTCCCAAAATTCCTTGAAAATAATCCAAGTATTGTTCAACAAATAGGTAAGAACACACGCGGGGTGAAGACCCGTATGGTCCCAACCACGAATAACCTGTGGGTTCCCGCTGTCTATTGCCTTACAAACAACTGGAAGCAGTGAATCTGAAGCAACATGGACGTCTCTGTCAAACTCGTGGTAAACAGCCTTACCAGCGAAAGCAGGAGAAAAACTCACCATAAACTCTTGATTAAACAGTGCTTCTCCCCTTGATTTACCGTATTGCGCTATGTACTCTTGTCTCTCACTCTCAAGTTGTTCTTCTGAAAAAACGCCCGTTTTATCCGCAGAAAGAAGTTCGGCAAAATACCCATCCGTAGTAAGCGCAAGCTCATAGGACGTTTTAGCGTGGTTATCTCCACGAGGGGTCGTAATAAAGAGTACCCAACCGCCGTTCTCAGCCAGGATGGGTCTTAAATACGCCCATGATGTGGGGTCAGCCAATGCCCACTCAGAATAGACAAGGCCAACGGGAGGCGAACCGACAAGTGAGTTCCAGTTGTCAGAACCAACCACTTGCCAAGTGGACCCGTTAAACAAACGAATCATCATTTCCTGCTCACGGGTCGTTTGACGAATTTCTTGGGGAAACGCTTCGTCTATCCTTCTTTTTCCCGTGTGCGGATTCACAGCTTCCCAAATTGCTTTTCTTGCCTGAGAGGCCTCTGGAAGCATGTGCCAGTAAGTTCCTGGCCGTAATACAGCCGCCCGTGCAGCCCAATGAAGACATACATCGTCCTTACCAGCTCGGTCAGCGGCGGTGCCAAATGGCAACCGCACGACGACCTCCTTTCTCAAGATATTCCCAAAGCTTGTACTGGTAGTCTCTTGGTGCCCAATTGTGAGGAATTCGAATACGCTTCATAAAATAAAAAACCCGCACCAACGATTTCTCGCTAATGCGGGTTCCTGATAGTCCCTAATAGGGGGTCAGATTAGTCCGACTTTAAATCACAAGTTTTATTTGCTGCTTTTATACCGCCCTGATTGAAAATAATCTCAACCCTGCCGGTAAATTTTCTCGCTGCTAAGTCAGTCAACTTCTTCAACAAATCTTTGAGCGTCATAACTAGTATATCAACTTAGTAAGTAACAATCAAGACTTATTTTCTATGTCGCTGATTATACCACGAATTACACTCTGAATCTGCCCCATGTGAGCAGTTTCGATTAAAACGTAGGTTCTATCGTCCAGTTTTAACACGTTCTGACTAAGCAATATCTTGGATAAATTCTTCAGGTCTTTAATCGCTGCCTTCAATTTTCCCTTTTCAATACCGAAACCGACACTTCCGGCAACGCTCTTTCATGTATTCTTCCATGCCTTTGTTCAGAGCAGACTTATAATACCAGTTGAAATAATAAATCACGCCGATAAGCCATAAAATGCAGAAGATTAAACAAATCGCCCCGAACTTCTCTGGATGAGTCTCAAGAGTATGTATCATGCCAGGATAGTTCCAGATGCGCTCAATCAGGTTCATAGTACGTCCACCCACGGTCATTAAAGTCGTATCTGTATTCTACCGTTTTCATCTCTATATTAGTGGGAAGAAGTCCATTCTCTGCAACTATTTTGTATTTGGGTGTCAAATCAATTCTAAAATAACCAGTGTAAAAATTTATCCTTGGAATTTCCCAATCCTCTCCGTCAAATGGACCACCATGAAGAACCGGCACTATACCCTCCTAATCATCCATGCACCTCGGCTTCGCTCCCATTGCTAACGCTACCAGAGTAAATCCTACACCAATAACCACGCCAGCAAATGTAAAAACCTTATCGGCTACTTTTCGACACAATTTCTGCCTCCAACAGCCTTATTCGTTCCTTCAAACATTCCCTGCACTTTAACCTGTAGTACCTCTTGTAAAATAAACGCACCGCATAAAAAACGACCGCAGCCTCCAATATGTGCGTCGTAACCCAGAACATCTCACTGCCTGCATGTACTCAAAATATAATATCTCACCGTGAACCGAACTGACATAAGGAGAACCGTAAAGAACGTACCCCCTCCGTAAGTGGTCATTCACCGCTTCCGATAGGTTCGTCGGTGACCTCGCTGTCAGAATTTTGTATCCTACCGTAAGTCATCCCCAATCCAATCAAAATTGTTGAACACCGAAGTTTCTGGAACTGTCCGCCCCTCCAATATACGAACCCTCAATAAAAGACCCACATATTTCTCTACAACCAATGGAACCTCTTCCCAACGCGATATCTGCTCCACAGGAATGCCCGTCTCTGACGATAACCGCGCCATCGTCCACCCCAATCGGGTTAAAGCGGAAAGTAACTCTGGTTTTCCCATACCAATGCCTCTATGCAAGTCCTGTGACTCGGCTGTAAACCCCACCAAAAACAGCCCTGCCAAACTCGTATGGGCATACCGCAATGGGTGCAAACTATCATTCCCCACCCCCAATATGGTTTATTTCGAAACTACCCATTCTCTCCATCTCTTCGGGGGCCACTGATCGCCCCTACAAAACAAATTGTCCTCATACAGCCTGAAACACTCGTTGCTAATTATGCGCGGGTTCAAACAGAGACCTTCTTTGCTGATCTCAGACGAAACAAACTCGTCCTGAGTAAATTCCAAAGAAGAACCATCCTTCACCGGTCCGCCCATAAATGGAACAGCACACGCACAACCAATATACTTTAAAAATTGTCTGCGCTTCATAAATTCCACGATAAATGTTTTACATCAACAGCAAGTTTTACATATGCCCCTATACAAGTACGGACAAAACACCTCCAGGTTATGTTATGCGCGGAGCGGTGCAATAGTCAAAAAAACCCCGGCGGAGCAACCATCACAACACAGGATGTGTCATCTTTAGACTTCCGGTAAACCCCACACCCCTTCCAGTCTTTAACAACAGAACGCACTTCGTCGTTTGAAAGGGACGTCAAAACCCGAACAAGCTCATTGCGCTCCGAAGACCACCGTATCGCTTCGTTTATGTCCGTAAACTCAAGCATATCTTCCTTACCTCCAAAGCAAGACGTACATACGCCTCTACCGCACCAGGAACTTCCTTCCATTGGCTTACCGTAGCAGGGTAAACCTTAATGCGACGAGCTAATTCAGCCTGGCTCCAGCCCAATTCGTGCAAATACGCCTTCAAGTCTCCCCTGGTCATCTTCCGTAAATCCTAACATTCTCTCCGATGGGCATTAGCTTCTGCGGAATTTTTGGTAAAAATATTCCAGAACCGCTATCCTGAGCCGGGCGGGATGGATTGGACACCCCCCCCCTATGCGTACCACTTCTCTACCTTCTCATACTCGTCAACTACGTCACCATAACCAAGATGCCTCAAGAACGCACAGAGAACATCGTCAGCGAGAATATGGTGTACCTCTGGGCCTAACGCCTCACCCTGTAGTTTGATAAGCCTGTTGAGCGCCTCGTGGCGGTTTATTTCCATTGTCTAATCTGTGTGTTGGGTATATAAATACGTGACGGTACGGGTATGGAACCGTTCATCATATCCCCCCCCGTCCCATAGATCCCTTTGACTGGCCGTTGGCCCCTGGTAACACCGACCATTTTAGCATGTGTCTCTGGATAAAACCTTTTGTGGGACAGTGTATCAAGTAATGTACCCTCTAAAATATGGCTATTTTCCCCAATGATATCAACCACGTCCGATAAGGTGTATTATGTTAAGTTGTCGCATATCTGTAATGATATCAAGCAACTAACTGTTTTCAGAGGTGTCTCGAATTAGCTTGGGAGTGTCTCGATTAATACACTTTTCGGGTAGGTATTGGACGACATCTATTGTAATATTAGTATCCTGCTCAACTCTATTGACAGGGTTATAACGGGCCGGATTCATTACCTTTGCCCTGCTCTCATAGCTCTGGATGAGTGTTCTAGCTGCGTTTGGCTCGATTTCGCCGGAAAGTAGCATATTTTCAACTACTTTTATCTTCTCATGAATGGTGTCGGCCTGCTCGGTCCGCGCGCGCGCGACTTTAGCTAAAAATGATGAGTGTTTGTCGCTTCTAAGCCAGTTTTTAACCGTGGCGTAACAGGGCATTTTTTCATCTTGGCAAATTACTGACAGTGCCTCATCGTCTGCTATTCGCCCGCATATCTCATCGGCGATTTTTTCGTTGTACTTGCTTGGTCGTGCCATTTCCTTAGATATTTTAGGGTTATTTGTTTTATCCGGATCCGCTTGCGCTGTCCTGGAGTTAGTATGTAACGTGCGCCGCTATCTTGTTTCATAGCATTCAATCATATCAGTAATCGGTACGGGGTTACAGTCTTGCGCGATGAGAGTGACGATAGCGATATTATATATAAGGGACATTTGTTCGCATTCAGGCTCATCGCTTGGAATAGCCACCGGCGTTTAGTTCGGTGCATCATACCATCGCATGTTTCATGTCCTTGCAGATTCGCTCGATAATTCTTGCCGCTGCTTGCTCCCCGTGGCTCAATATCATGTTTTGTTCGGTTTCGGTTGTGATCGCCTCTATGTTTGCCCATTCCTGGTCTACTGTTTTATTCCATTGGCGGATAAGTCGCTTGTATGTCTCGGATCCCTTAGGGTGTCGGTGCAATTCGTAGTAGATTTCTTTGCTATTCACGATTCAACTTGTGCTTTGTTTCGTTGCTCGCTTCTCGGACCCATTCGGACTTTAACCGTTTCAATCTCTTGCTATCCCCATTTTTAGTCTTTTCTGCTTGCATTTCCCGCATAATTCGGTCTGATTTGTCGTGTTTATTCAATGCTTTGTGATTTATTTTCAAAAAAGTTAAATTATTCTGTTGACAAATAAAAAGATGCCGATATAATGGAGCTGAAAGCGACTAAACATTTTTTCTTTTTTGCTGTATAAACCATCAAACAAAGGAGAGCCAACATGAGAAAAAAAGTAACCGTATTAATTGAGAAGATTGATGACATTGTTTACTGTAACTATGATGGACCATATCCGATGGTAGTCAAGGGTTGTCCTATGGGACGTGGAAACACTGAAGCATCAGCTATTAAAGACTTCATTTACCGTGTTAAAATTGAAAATGGGTTCGAAGCTAACATTGTCAAAATTAATTACCGTTGTTTCGATATGGAAGCGGACGCCAACGTTGGCGGAGAAGATGATTGCCCTCAGGGTATGGAAAACGAATACAATCTGGGGTTTTAAACCGATAGTATGTTCTGCTTAACCACCCACCCAAAAAGGAGGAATATCATGCCATCAGCAAAACATCTTGCCAAAATTGCCGAAATAAACCTTTGCGAGTTTTGCCAAGAACGCGCCATCCCGAATTGCGAATGGAAGCAGGGTTTAACCATTTGTGACCACTGCGCTCGACAATTTGCGATGGAGCAAGACCGCATTGAACATTTAAACCGTTGTGATTGGTAATAACACTCACCAAAAAAGGAGGCACCATGATTACTTTACTCGGTTTAATCGGTTGGCTTGTCTCCGTATCATTTGTGCTGTTTTCATTAACCTGGATTGTGCTTTCAATCCACTATTATCATTAAAAGGAGGTTACGCCATGAAAGAAAATATCGCTGACAAGATTAACTATTTTGAAACCTGTTTGGACGATATCCGAAATTTTATCCAAATGTATCGAGATGGTGAATACAACAATTTTGAAGATCCCGACTCTGAGTTTTTGTCTGACATAGCCATAAACGCACAAGCAATTTATGATGAGTCAATGAGAGATTAACCCCTACCGCGCTACTCTCACGGGGCAGCGCACTAACTATGAGGTGAAACAATGAACAAATCGTTAAAAAGATTTTTCCCGAAACAAAGACCGACAAGAGAACAAGGCATAGATGCTATACAAGAGTTGATCGATGCCTTTGACGTCCCTACAGTACTGCAAATGGTTTCAAAATGTTGTATGAATACAGCGAAAATTGTCAAAAATCAGTATGGCGATAAAGAAGCAGCGTTACTTTGGATACAAGACGCACAATCGATTGACCATTTATCCTACAATTTAGATACTTAGGGGGGAAACAATGGAATTCATCATTCAGGACCATTTTAACAAATCAAGAGATATATCTTGGCGTGCCGAAAAACCGTTTCAAGGTTTACGAAACGACAAAGGCTTACCAATGACAAAAAATGAGGCGTTTATCTTCAACGACATGCTAAAATACAAGGCATATACCAATATTGAACCCATGAAAACCTATCTTATCAGGTATTAACCATGCTAACTCAACAGATGCTTGTTGAAAAAAGTGGGGTATCAGCGCCAACCATAAACAAGTACATGAGCGAAATCAAACAGGCCGGATTGACATTCACAGTGGGCAGGCGGACTTTTTTCTTGCCAGAAACTGTAGAGTTTATCCGGTCTCTTAAACAAAAACCTGGACGCAAGAAAAAGGAGGAAACAACATGAAAAATGTAAGAATCTTTGATAATCAAGGTGAAACATTTGACAGATACACAGTACTCATTGACAATGAGATATACGGGATGAGTCACAACCCGTTAAGCCCTCAAGGTTTCAATCAATATTGCGGAGAATTAACGTCAGATATAAATTTCGACTGCCTTGGTGAAGAGATTACAGAACAATATTTGTCGCTACCCCACAAGGTATTTGTCGCTATTCACCAAAGGGTAAACCCTGATATGTATTAAAACCAAATTTTCAAAGAACAGGCCCCGCCTACTGGTGGGGCTTTTTTTATTACAAAATTGCGTTCTCTAAACGTCTAATAACAGTATGGCGTTGACTTTCCCATTCATTTTCAGAAACGAAACGCTCGCTCGCTATATGATGCAACGGCCACAAAAGAAGCTCGCAAACTTCATGAAATGCTACTCTGTCAAGGTCCGCATCTTTCGGCTCATAATCCCAAAGCGGATTGATTACGATAATTGCGGTTTTCCCATTCAAGTCTGCTTGACATTGCCCATAGGCGTCTTCAAGATCTTGCGACTCTTTCCATACCTGCCATTCACTCAAACCAAAGCCATTGATCCAGTGGTCAACGCGCTCTTGGAAATACCTTATTTGCTTTTTTTTCAACTTAGTCATTCAGCGGAACCGATCTCCTTACGATAACATCCGCGCCCGATTTTCTGCCAGCCGTCTTGCCTTCTTTCATGTGCTTCCTTGTCATACGATAGCAAATCATCTTCAAATATTTGCTGCTTCTCGTCATTTTCCGGTTGATCAGGCATAGCTCCGCTTTTTCGATTACATAAATATTATACTAATTATAAGTCATAAAATCAATATCATTTTGCTTTATAGATAGGCATATAGGTATTTAAACACATATTGTAGAGTATTATGTCTTGTATATACACGCTATGTGGTATTCAAGGTAAGTTGTTGTAAGTAATTTAATTTTATGAGTATATGTTTTTTAAAAATAATGCTTGACTTTATGACTTCACGGGCCTATAACTTTATTAAACCACAAAGGAGGAAAGCATGTCAGAGAAAACGATCACGGTTAGGGTGCCATACAAATTATGGCTGAATTTCAAACAAGAGATGATGGACAGGGAAAGGGAGGGAAAGGAAACAATATCTTTTAATATGGCAGCATTAAAAGGAATCAAAGGCGAAATAAATGGGGTAGGCAAGTGAAAGCAAAAATCAGCGCTGAAAACAGTAAGCTTGGAAAACTGCCGAATATATCTTTAAGCCCGATAAAATCTTGTGTTAACTGTTCTCACTGCTCAAAATTGTGCTACGCCTTAAAGGCTTATCGCATGTATCCACCGACAAAAAAGGCATGGGATCACAACCTTGACTTAGCGAAAAACCATCCAAAAGAATACTTTCAGTCGATACAAGAGTATGTATCAAAAAAGAACCCCAAATTCTTTAGATGGCATGTATCAGGTGATATATTAGATCAGCGATACCTTTCGGGAATGATCAAAATTGCAAGGGACAATCCCGAAACAACATTTTTAGCTTTCACAAAAAATTTCAGTCTTGATTACCGTAGAGTACCACAGAACCTATCAATCGTCTTTTCAATGTGGCCTAAAATGAGAAAACCGGTTCACAAAAAAGGCGTTTCTGGTTTCGCTTGGATGCAAGATGGAACAGAGAAACGTGTTCCGGAAAATGCGGTTGAATGCCCTGGTGATTGTGAGCATTGCGGAATGTGCTTTCATATCGCAAAAATAGGTGGAAATGTAGTTTTCCACAAACACTAACACCCCAACCAAAGGAGGACGAACGAACCGGCCCCCACCAAATCGGCAGGGGCCTTTACCTTACACTCACCAAAGCGGAAGGGTAAACACACTATGGCAAAAAAACATGAAAAAGTCAAGCCTTGGATAGCAATATTCGAAGATCGAGGCGCAACGGTAACCGTAAGGCGTCCAACTTATCCACGGCTAAAAGTGGCAAGGGATAGAATGATTGAACAATACAAAGCCCGATTGATCCGGGTGTGTCAGGGGGGTGTGTAATGGAACATACAATTGGACCGTGGTACGTTGGAATGAAACCTGGACCGATAGTTTATGGAGGAAAAGGCTCTCAAGTAGCAGATTGCCGTGGCATGTTACCCAAACAAGAGTGCGGTTATAATTCAAGATTGATAGCAGCCGCGCCGGATCTGCTAGAAGCTATAGAACAAATCCTTCACAGGCTGGAAGGACCGAACAACATGCAAACAGTTCTTTACAGTGATTCCCTACACCCAACTGATGACGACAAAACAATTGTGGACTATCTGCAAGAAGTTATTTCAAAGGCAACCGGCAAATGAAACGCCTATTCCTGATAGCGGTCGTCTTAGCATCATGTGCATCAGGTGCGGACGACCGCCCGTCTCATTGTTACCTGTATACTGCTCTTTATCTCATATCAGGTAACATAGATTGGGCAAGTCAGGAACTGGCAAGGGTACGGCATGATTGGCCTGACGCTGGTAGGGTGTCGGAGGCCTTTTATGCCTACGATGAAGACAACATGGAATTTCATTGTTCACAAGGAATTGCCGAAGAAAAGGTTTACGCATACCAGAACATTGGTTGCCGGACCGCTACAACATGGGGGGACCACTCAGAACCGTTGTTTTATGGTGAACCCATACCAGAATACACGGCAATTTATGTGGCGTGTGATTAGGAGGTATAATGGATATCGCTTTGACACTACTGGCTATCATCGCATTAATACTTATAGAGGGGTGAAATGAAAAATTATTACGGCAACAAGATTGAATGGGAAATGCTCTGCAACGGGCGGAAGGGGGACATAGTGCAAGGGAAAATAAAGGCATATAAAAGTTATGTCGGGCTACCTTTTGATCCATGCCTTGACGATTTTGATGTTTTGTTCGACAAAGGATTTTGCCATTGTGGTTGTGGTTATTACCAAATTTTTGGGTTTTTCCGCAACGAAACAGAGTCAACCATGATTGATCTGATAATTCACGATAGAAGCATGTGGGAATAAATTCAAGATTGGACCGCCCCGCTCCGGCGGGGCTACTCACCCCCACACATAATACAATGCGCCGTGGTAACCGCTATCCGCAACATGTCTTCCTCATAGCCGCACATTTTACATCCGCCATTAAAAACACGCTCTAATTTTACGATGTTACTGAAAATATGAGCCTTGAGAAGGCTTTAATGGGTTTGTCACTGCACTTGTTCAAAATTCTTAGGGGGGCACGGCGCTGGATTAAATACAAAGGCCCCTATTTCCCATCCAGATCCATATAAATCCTGTTCAAGCGTGCTTGGGGGCCATTTATCATCGCATGGATCTAAAGCAAATCCTATATATGGATCAAGATTGGCTCCTGTGTCGATGCAATCTGAATCAACTGATAATATAAAATCTGTCCATTCTGAAGGGGAATCAGAGGTGAACGGATTGTTCGAACTCATAATGGTATTGTTACCTATGTAAGAAGAATAATCAGGACCACCTATTGAGGTTCTGTCCGAGCACCCATTACAATAGCCATGAACGCTTGCTGCTGATCCGAGAAAATTATTTGTTAGTGTATTATTTGTGGGAAACTGGAGTTGGGACCCTTGATAATCTATTTGGATATCGCACCAATAATTCCCATCAAAAATATTATTCCTAACAACATTACTATGGCTGGCAGTACCTCTGAACATTATACCTATGTAGCCACCATAAAAACTGTTGTTATAAACTTGATTATAAGCACCTTGCAACTGAATACCTGACCTATCAGCATTATTAACTAAATTATACCTAATAATATGATAGCTTGGTGTAGATCCACCGAGATATATATCAACGGCTGACCCTGTTATGTCTTTAAAATAATTATATTCAAGAATCGCTTCATTTTCCGAGCTATGTTCTCCGTACAAATAAATACCATGATCTTGACTTGTTACGCCTATGTCGTGGATGTAGCTATTTTTTATCCACCACTTGTACCCACCTTTAAAGCCGCAATGTGAAAAGCTTTCAATTTCACAATTGTCAACTACGATAAAACCAGTATTGGAAGAAGTGTTACCAACCGCGAAATGGTTAAAACCATTACCCTCGGCAATCGCGTAGTTTGTGCCAGAATAGTAACTATCAGGGTCGCTCTCTGCATAGACATAAACACGATTGTTCACAGAATCCCACCACCACTCGTTGTCTGTATCTAAGTCATCCTTACTACTT